TACAAGAGATAAGGCAGGCAATGGCTTCGCAGTCATTCGTTTCCTACCCGCCTCTCAAGGTGAAGAGATGCCTTTCGTAAGGATTTGGGATCATGGATTCCAAGGACCTACAGGTCTATGGTATATCGAAAACTCTCTAACCACATTAAATCAGGATGATCCTGTTTCTGAGTTTAACTCTAAACTTTGGAATAGTGGTGTCGAGGCTGACAAAGAACAAGCACGTAAACAGAAGCGTAGGCTGAAGTATACTGCTAACATCTATGTAGTCAAAGACCCAGGCAATCCTGAGAATGAAGGTAAAGTATTCATGTATCAGTTCGGTAAAAAGATCTTTGATAAATTGAATGATCTTATGAACCCAACGTTTGAAGATGAAGAACCAACCAATCCGTTTGATCTATGGGAAGGTGCAAACTTCCGTTTAAAGATTAGACAGTTTGAAGGTTATCCGAACTACGATAAATCTGAGTTCGATCCTGCGACTCCATTGTCTGAAGATGATGAAGCATTGGAAAGAATTTGGGGAGAACAACATTCTCTACAAGAATTAGTATCTGAAAGTAATTTCAAATCTTACTCAGAACTAAAAACTAAAATGTATCGTGTACTTGATCTACAAAATGATGAACCGACTGCTTCTGCACCGGTAACTGAAACTGCTGACGAATTGGATTTATCCAGTATGTCAAACGATACTCCTGAACCAGCAATGGCAACCGCCGAAGCTTCAGTAGGATCGTCCGCTAGTGATGATGATGATGACCTTAGTATATTTAAGGAATTGGCACGTAGTTAAACAACTGTGGGGATCTTCGGGTCCCCTCTTTTAAGGAGGACGTATGTCTATTGAAAAAGAAACAACCATTCTCGATTTCGATTTTGGTTTCACAGCTGTTGACGCTGATGAACTCGAAGTAGTTCAACAAGCCAAAGAAGTTGCTACAACTTCATCCGCTACCGCAGAATCAAACGCAGCCAAAGCGCAGTTATTGTATGATGCAGTAGTTCCTTTAATAAACAACTTGAAAGCTAACCCAGAAAAGGATTACATATATTGGCCAAACCGATATGAGAAACTTGATGCGTTTGCTGATAAGTTACATCAAATTCTAAGTGGAGAATAAAATATGAGTTTACTCGATAAAATGCTGAAGGCAGGATCAGTAAAGCAGGCAGCTGCTCTGAATGATTCCGCTTTCTTTAAAGATAAGGATCCTATTCAAACAGAACTACCAATTGTAAATATTGCATTCAGTGGTTCGTTGAAAGGTGGTCTTATCCCAGGTCTAACAGTTGTAGCAGGAGAATCTAAAAGTTTCAAAACTTTACTCGGCTTATACTGTATGAAGGCTTATTTGAAAAAGTACCCAAAAGGTATTGCTTTGTTATACGATTCTGAATATGGTATTACACCAGAATATTTGGAATCTTTTGATATTGATACCAGCAGAGTACTTCATATTCCGATTGAAGATGTTGAACAATTAAAGTTTGATATCGTTGGTCGTTTAGATGAAGTTGGTAAAGGTGACAATGTAATGATCATGATTGACTCAATCGGTAACCTTGCTTCGAAGAAAGAAGTTGAGGATGCATTAAACGAAAAGTCAGTTGCTAATATGTCGAGAGCAAAAGCTCTTAAATCATTGTTCAGAATTATAACACCAAGATTGACGACTAAGGATATTCCTTGTATCGCAGTCAACCATACATATAAAGAAATTGGATTGTTTCCAAAGAATATTATTTCTGGTGGTACTGGTATTTACTATTCTGCGAATCAGATCTTTATTATTTCAAAGGCTCAAGAGAAAGATGGTACCGACCTCGCAGGTTGGAAGTTTACTATCAATATCGAAAAGTCAAGATATGTAAAAGAGAAAGCAAAGTTACCGTTCAAGGTATTATATGATTCAGGTATTCAAAAGAATAGTTCCTTAATGGATCTTGCGATTGAATCCGGTCATATCCAAAAAGCTACTCAAGGTTGGTATAATCTAACTGATCTGAGTACTGGAGAAATTATTGAACCGAAACGTAGAGGTAAGGATATTGAAGATGATGATAATTTCTTCAAAGAGTTATGTCTAAACGAATCGTTTGGTAAATATGTAGAGCGTAAATACAAGCTGCAAAATGTGGAGGGAAACAATGCTCGAGAAGACGATCTTATCGAATCTGATACTGAATGAGGACTATTGCCGTAAGGTATTTCCATATTTAAAAGAAGATTACTTCGATGATACTGTTCTTCGTAAAGTATTTGAAACGGCATCCGAGTACCTTGAAAAGTACAAGGAGCCGCCTTCACTTGAAGCTTTAAAGATTGCTGTTGATAAACGTAAGGATCTGAACGAAGATACGTATCAAGGTGTTCATCAATTGGTTGATAGTATGTCAATCGATGTTGATACCAATATGGATTTTTTGATTGATGAAACTGAAAAGTTCTGTCAAGACAAAGATTTATATAATAGTATACGTAAAGCAATTCTGATTCTTGATAGTCAAGACAACGACATGGATAAGGGGGCAATTCCAGGATTGCTCTCGGATTCGTTAGGTATCAACTTTGACCAATCAGTTGGTCATGACTTCCTTGAAGATGTTGATGATCGTTATGAACATTATCACAGAGTTGAAGAACGTATTCCTTTTGACATTGAAATCTTAAACAAAATTACAAAGGGTGGCATACCTCGTAAATCTATGACCGTACTGTTGGCAACGACAGGTGGTGGTAAATCTTTACTTAAATGTCATATGGCAGCAAATCATTTGATGTATGGAAAGAATGTTCTGTATATTACAATGGAAATGGCTGCTGAAGAAATCGGTCGTCGTATTGACGCAAACATTATGGATATTACTCTCGACGAAGTTGGTGAAGTACCTCGTGATGTATTTGAGAAACGTATGAACCGATATAAAACAAAGACAACAGGTAAACTGGTTATTAAGGAGTTCCCAACAGGATCTGCTCATAGCGGTCACTTCCGTCATTTGTTAAACGAACTCAAACTCAAAAAGAACTTTCAGCCTGATGTTATCTTTCTCGATTACTTGAACATTTGTTCTTCTGCTCGAGTGAAAGGTGCTGCAGCTGCTAATAGTTATACTTTGGTCAAATCAATTGCTGAAGAAGTACGTGGATTGGCAATGGAATATAATTGTGCTGTCGTTACATCTTCTCAGTATAACAGAGATGCGTATGGTAACTCCGACGTCGATCTAACAAATACATCTGAGTCAATGGGTATTACTCATACTGCTGACTGTATATTAGGTTTGGTCAGTTCCGAATATCTTGACGAAATGAATCAGCTGATGATTAAACAGTTGAAGAATCGTTGGGGAGACATTAGTTATTATCGAAGATTCCTAGTTGGTATTGAAAGAGCAAAGATGAAGATCTATGAACTTGAAGATTCTGCTCAAGACAATATTAATCTAGATGGTCCTGGAGGTGGCAGTCCTGGGGGAAAGAATCAGAATTATGACGACGGTCCTGTGTTCGACAAGACCGACATCGGTATGAGACTGAACAAACGGAAACCTGGTGGTAAGAATGTATTTGGAGATGTTGCCTTAACTTAAGTATCTGTATAAATAAAACTAAAGTAAACTACAAATTTTATAGGTATTCAATGAAAAGGTTTAAGTCATTTGCCAATTTAGCTGAAGCAACCATAATGAAACCTGACTATGTCATTGGTGCAAAGGTTGTTTGGAAAGGTGAAGGTTTCGCAGAGCTTACTCAAATGGGTTATAAGAAAGGCGATGTATTCGAAGTAACAGGATCATCGTCTAAACCTGATCTTGTCGTAGGCAAAGATAGTGCAACCCACGAAAAGTTTCTAAAAGCTCCTGATGGAAAAATACTCCATTTAAAAGGCGGTATCGGTTATAAATCCAGTTCCTTTATTCAACATAAAGAAGGTGGCGGAATGCCATCTGGTGCAGAGTGGGAAGACCTTATTGTATTTGCCTATAATAATTTAAACAACCAAAAGACAGATCCTGCTACAGAAGAAGTGGCAATGAAATATTGGACTGGGTATCAAACTCAGGCCGAACAAATTGCTAAAAACTTTGGGAAAGGATTGTCAGCTGCAGCTTTAGTTCAAACAGGTAGAGGTGGTGCAATAGGTTCAGTTAGTCTTGGACCTATATGGTCAAAACAAGGAGCAAGAGATAAAACTCCAAAGACTGATATTGCTTCTTCTGATTTCAAAGAAAAGATATCATTAAAGAAAGCAGGTGGTTCTCAATTGGCTTCTGCCAAAAAGAAAGAAGCAATCGCAATTGTAGAAGCTGCGTTAACTGAAATGGGTAACGAAAAGAAATTTGCTACAGATCTTGTCTCCAATATGGAAGAGAAGATGAATACTTTAATATCAGGAACAACGGTTACTGCTTTAAAACAAAAAGCAAAAGATGGTGAAAAGACAGACGAAATTATTGATTTCCAAAAGAAGGATAAACAAAATAAAGAACTGTCTGATATGTTAATGCAATATATGAACCAAGACAATGAAGCAAACAAAATGTTTTCTAAGTATGTTGTATTAGAAGCTTCTACAGGTAATCATAAATTTGGTTCACCACAATCAAGAGCAGCTGCTAACCTATTAGGTAAATTTGAAATTGGTGGAAAGGTTGTATTAGAACCAATCAATAATATTCATGATCCTATTATTAAAAAGTATGCAACTACAGTAAAACCATACGTTGCCTTTAAATCAGGTGGAGGTGGTGCTCCAGCATATTCTTCATTGAGATTGGGTATTAAAGAAGATACTCAAACCTTTAGAGATGTTGTACTTGAAGAACTTGGTGCAGTCAATGGTTTATTAACAGAAGATTATCTTTGTGAAGGACCTCTTGATATGTTGAAGAAAGCGGCAGCCGCGGCAAAGAATATCGGTACAGGCTTATTAAATAAAGTTAAATCAGCAATCACAGCAGTTTTGAAAAAGGTCAAAGCAATCTTGAGTAAAATTGCAGCATTAGGTAAAAAGATGTTTGGGTCTTTAATGAAATTCCTTGGATTACAAATATCGTTTACTTCTAATATACCTGGAGAGATTTCATTATGAAAAGCTTTAAAGAATTTAATGAAGGACCAAATGATCCTGCGATATTTAAAGCAATCTTTTTAGCAGGCGGACCTGGTTCAGGTAAATCTTTTATTGTTGGTAGAACAGGATTACCCGCGCTTGGATTTAAAGTTGTTAATTCAGACGATGCGTTTGAGTTGGCAATGAACAAAGCTAAACTAACAATGGATCCTAACACTATCTTTTCAACACAAGGACAACAAATAAGAGACAAGGCAAAGAAACTTACTGCTATGAAAATGCAAGGTTATATTACAGGCCGTCTCGGTTTAGTTATTGATGGTACAGGTAAGAATGTAACAAAGATACAAGGTCAAATAAAAGAATTAAGATCGCTTGGTTATGACGTTGGAATGATTTATGTTAATACAGATTTAGATACTGCGATTGCTCGTAATGACTCAAGACCAAGATCATTACCAAAAGTTCAGGTTATTACTTTATGGAAAGAAGTACAAAAGAACATCGGTTCATTTCAAAGTATGTTTGGTTCTAGTTTTCAAGTAATTGATAATTCCCAAGATGCTGATTTTGATAAAGGAGTTATGTCAGGATATAAGTGGGCATCTAAATTTGCTAAACAAGTTATACAAAATCCTAAAGCAAAGAAATGGATTAAGTCTTACGCAGAAGAACATTTAGATCTTGAGGAAGGTACAGATCTTTCAATGAATCGTGCTTTGATTATTGATATGATTCTTAAAGATGTAAAAGACAAGATAATGAAAGATGTAATGAAGAACGATTTAAAACTTCTTAAAGATATTGCTAAGGAAGTAAAAAGAAAGGTAGAAATAGATTTTAAACATAAAGGCAACTTAAGGATTAAAACATAATGAAAAGATTTAACGAATTCCTTACAGAGGCCGATGCTAATCTACATATGACGCATTTGGAAGATGCTGTAATTGATGGTGGTGTTACTGGTACAAGAAACGTTATTAATTACCTTCGAGCTTTGCGTGATATGCTATCAGGCAATACAACAGCTCCAGTTAGTTTAACAACAAAATGGGATGGTGCACCTGCGATCTTTGCTGGTACTGATCCATCTGATGGTAAGTTCTTTGTTGCCAAGAAAGGAGTATTTAATAAATCTCCAAAATTATATAAAACAAATGCAGAAATAGATAATGATCTAAGCGGTGAACTCAATAGCAAATTTAAAGTTGCGTTGAAAGAATTTGCCAAGCTTGGAATTGAAGGAGTAGTACAAGGTGATTTCTTATATACGAACGACGATCTTAAAACAGAAGACATTGATGGAGAATCGTGTGTTACTTTCCATCCTAATACCATTGTTTACGCGGTACCTAAAACATCAGATCTCGGTAAGAAAATTTCAGGATCAAAGATCGGCGTGGTCTGGCACACAACATACGCAGGATCAACTCTTGAAACAATGTCTGCAAGTTTTGGAATGGCGATATCAACAAAACTTGCGAAAGTTAAAAACGTCTGGCACGTAGACGCAACGTTTGAAGATAAGTCAGGTTCAGCAACAATGACAAAGACAGAAACTGATAATCTTACAGCAATGTTATCAAAAGCAGGTTCAATATTCAGAACAGTAGATGCAAAGATTCTAAATGAACTTGGAACGAACGCAGATTTAAATCAAAAGATTAATACATTTATTAATTCAAAAGTACGTGATGGCCAACGTATCGGTGGAGTTGCCGCTTTCGTTACTGACCTACAAAAATACATACAACAATATTATCAGAAAGAAGCAGATAAGCGTAAGACTCCAGCTGGTAAGAAAACACAAATGGATAAAGCCACAGCAGTATTGGCAATCTTTGATAAAAAGAACAAAAGAAAGCTTCAACAGATATTTACATTATACGACCTTTTGGTTGATATGAAATATGTTATCATTGCTAAATTAAACACTGTTGGTGGCATTCGTACTTTACTTAAAACAACAAAAGGATTTGAAGTTACAGGACAAGAAGGATTTGTTGCGATTGACCATTATGGTAAGAACGCATTAAAGATCGTGGATCGTATGGGATTCAGTCAAGCTAACTTCTCAGACAAATATATTAAAGGGTGGCAAAAATAATGGCATTCGTAACAATACCAGGAAGCAATGGAGCATGGGAATACGACAACGCGGCAACTGCAGCTGATACTTATTCTGATACTCCAGGAGTGATCTCCGCAGGCGTTAGAACATTTACTAAACCAGGCGGTGGAACTCAAAAGACTTATATTAAATGTCGACAAACAGGCAAGACAGCAATCGCAGGTGAAGTAAATAAAGACTTCTATGATTATAGGAACAGTCAAGGAATCAGTTGACATTAGGACCTAAGTTTGTTATAATATAAACTCTACAATATGAATAAGGTGATCCTCAATGAAAGACGTCACAGTCATAAACTTTTACGGCGGACCAGGATCTGGTAAATCAACCGCTGCTGCAGGTTTATTCTATCAAATGAAAATCGCAGGCTACAATGTCGAACTGACAGATGAGTTTGCTAAAGAGTGCGTATGGGAAGGTAACATACCAATGTTGGCAGATCAACTTTGGGTACTCGGTCATCAACACAGAAAGATATTACGATTATCCGATAAGGTAGATTATATTATTACCGATAGTCCTGTACTCTTAAGTCCAATATATCGTGAGAGATACGGTGAAGCAATCTATTCAGATCTAATTGACCAAATGGCTTTTGAGTGTTATTGCTTATACGATTATAATATTAACTTTATGTTAACAAGACCTGAGGATTTTGACCAACAAGGTCGAGCTCAAGATCTTCAAGAATGTAAAGAAATTGATGACGCAATTATAGAACAGTTTGACCGACTTAATATCGGATATATAAATTTAGACTCTAATGATAACGCAGCTGCAGCAATGAGATACATTAAAAGATTATGAACATTGAGAAGAAGATGACTCACATTTGGATTGGTCCTAATCCTGCTCCATTGAAGTGGATGAATACATGGCCTAATAAACATCCTGATTGGGAATACTCAGTCTTCACAGATGAAATGTTACATAAGCGTAAATGGTACAATCAACATTTAATTGAAGAGTACTACAGGCAACGTTGTTGGGCAGGAGTAGCAGATTTAATTCGTTATGAGTTAATATATGAAAGAGGTGGATTTTGGCCTGAAGCAGATTCAGAATGTTATCATAGAGTAGATGAATTATTTGTAGAAGATCCAAACCTTGCATATACTGTATTTGAAAAGGAAGATGTAATACCAAGATCTATATCTCCTATCATGGCAGCAAACCCAGGTAATAAATTCCTTGATGTTATATTGAGAAAACTACATACTCTCAAACCAAATCAATTAAATCCAAAGCCACACGAATCTACAGGAAACTTTTTCCTAGCAAGATTATTAGATGACACTCGTCATATGTTACATATCTTTCCATCTTATATGTTTATACCTCAATGGTTTAGACCAGGTTATCCAAGATATGATGGCCCAGGTAAAATATACGCAGAACAACATTGGGGTTCAACTGCTCTCGATCAAGCACCTTCAATGTCAAGAACAACAAAACAATATCACCAAGGCGTAGAATGAAGCATATAGAAATATTAGGTTTAGGCCATCCAAGAACAGGAACTGGTTATACAAGTAAAGTATTATCAGATTGGGGTTTGGATGTTGGCCACGAAGTTCCAGGAAGTATGGGAATCGTATCTTGGTTATTAGTTAAACCTAAAGGACCATATATGTGGCAGAAAGGATTTGATAGAAGACCTACATATAATCATTTAGTATATAATGTAAGAGATCCAAAAACTGCACTTGCTTCTATTGTTTATACTGAATCACCTCCGTGTGATAAAGATGGTTATAGTTGGGACGGACAACAGTTCTATCCTGGCTATGAAAACATTGTTAAGCATTTTAATTATGATTCTACATATTTTAGAAAACAATTTATTGGATTAAATAATAATAACCCAGTAGAAAACGCAATTGATAGTATATGTCAGTTTCACGAAATCATAATGCGTTGTAGACCAAATATTAAATATAGAATTGAGGATGAAGAAGAAAAGTTATTTAACTATATGAAAATCCAATATCCAACTATTGAATTTAAACCACATCCAAATCCGGAGAATACAAGAAAACATAAATCATTTGAAAATATGTGTAGAGAGTTTCCAACTCCTTCGTTAAAACATCAACAAAGAATTAACGAATATGCAGAAGAAAACAAATATGAAAAGGTAAAATTTTGAAAGCTTATATATTAACACATGATCATCCAATATCACGTAAGTATGCAAAGATGTGTGCAGAGACATGTGATGTTATTAATTTAGATTGGGAATACTTTGAAGGTTGGTCTAATTGTACTGGTCGTATGGCTTGGTGTCAAACTGGTATTAAGATGAAGTTTTACGAACCTATGATGCATATTGACCATCCAACTGCAGAACATAAAGCAAATACATGTTCAGCTGGTCACGCAGCCATTTGGAAAAAGATAGCAGAAGGTGATGATGAAGTTGGTATTGTATTAGAACATGATGCATTAATGTATTATAAACCCGATATTAAAGTACCAGACAATTATTTAATTACATTAGGTTATAAAGTAACAGACCCTGAAAATTATAACTTTATAGATGCAAGAGATAATGAACCAAGACAATTGATTGGTATTAATGGGCATGAAGGTGCGCATGCTTATATGATGACAAAAAGAACAGCACAAAACTTAATTTATGAAATAGAACAGAAAGGAGTAATGGGATGCGTTGATAATGCATACTTTATTCTCAATCAAAGATGTACTCAAATACCTTTGGCAATTATGTCACCGACTCCTGCCATTGGATATTTAAGAGAATCTACTATTTGGAATGATTCTGCACATAGAAACTACGAATTTATTGAGTCCTTTGCTAAATATTATAAATAAAAACATTAGCAAATAAAATTAGGAATATTTAAATGGATCGCTTAAACGAAAAAGATGCAACATCCATGGCAAAAGATTCTATCGACGATTATAACGATCAAGATAGCGGAGTTGCCAAGGATAATAAAGATATCAAAAAGCGCAAAGATAAAAAGAAAGACCAAGATACTGGTAAAGGAATTATTAAGAAAGATTCCAAGACTAGCTTTGATGCGGATAAATTCATAGATACCGAACCTACGATTAAAGAAGCTGTTCAAGATAAAGCTGTTATTACATTTGGAAGAATGAATCCTCCAACCGTAGGACATGAGAAATTAGTTAATAAGATTATCTCAACAGCAATATCAGAAAAGGGTACTCCATACGTTTACCTATCAAGAACACAAGATGCTAAAAAGAATCCATTAACATACGATCAGAAAATCAAATATGCACAAACATTATTTGGTAAAAGATTAGTTGTTAAATCAACCGCAAGAACAATTATTGAAGTAGCAAAAGAATTACAAAAGGCAGGCTTTAAGGATCTTGTTCTCGTTGTTGGTTCTGATAGAACTGGAGAATTTGAAACACTATTAAACAAATATAACGGAAAGGATTATACATTTAATTCTATTAAGGTTGTATCGGCAGGTGATAGAGATCCAGATTCTGATGATGTTTCAGGTATGTCAGCAAGTAAGGTAAGAGCAGCAGCCGCAGACGGTGAAACTGCTTTATTCTTTAAAGGTATTCCAGGACGTAACGCAAGATTAAAGAATGACCTATACGCTGATGTTCGTAAAGGTTTAGGTTTATCCGAATCATTAAACTTCTCTGTTCAACAATTCCTTGCTGAAAGAGTTAAAGATGGTAAAGTAGATCCTTTATCACCAATGGGTAAACAAAAACTAACAGGCGCAGAAGTTGCTCAATATTATAAAAAGAATCCAAGATCTAAATCAGCCGCAGATAGAGATAAGAATGTTAAGTTAGCAATTGAGCTTGCTTTGGATTTAGCAGGTAATATGAATTATGCAGTTAAAGAAATTGATAAACTCAAAAGAAATTTATCAAAGCATCCTGAAGTTCAAAAGGCTTTAAGAACTGCTAACGAAGAAACAAATCAACATTTATATAAAGCAGCATCTATTCAAGAACGATTACAAAAAGAAGCTGATAAAGAATCAAAACAACAAAAACAACAACCTGGATATTATAAAGATCTAGGCGGTTCTACTAAAGATAAACGTCAAGCCCATTTTAATAAAAAGACAAAGATGGACGATGACAATCCAAAAGCTTATGAACCTGCTCCTGGTGATGCAGAAGCTAAAACAAAACCATCTAAGCATTCAAACAAATTTAAGAAAATGTTTGGTGAAGCCGTTAACCGTAATATGGAACGTGCAGGTTTAAAAAGACCACACCAATTATTAAGACAAGATAATACAGTTAATTTTGATTATAGATTCAAGATGTATGGTAAAGCCAGAGAAATGGAAGCATTAGAAAAACAGCGTGCCGAAGTTGAATCTGAAATTACAGAAAACAGAATTAACGAACTATATGATTTGATGGAGCAAGTAGAATTTGTATCTGAAAAATCAAACCCTGAAAAATCATTAAAGGATAAGGCTGAGAAATCAGGAATGCCTTATGCAATATTGAAGAAAGTGTTTGATCGTGGTGTTGCTGCTTGGAGAACAGGCCATAGACCTGGTACAACTCCAGTACAATGGGGATTGGCAAGAGTAAATAGTTTTGCTACAAAATCACCTGGTACTTGGGGTAAAGCTGATAAAGACTTGGCTGATAAAGTTAAATAGATGGATGATATAAATAATATAAACGAAACTGGTGGAGCTGGAGATTGGGGAACCGATAAGGCTCGAGCCAAATTACAAACAGATACTCCGGCAGAGAAACCAGCAAGGAAACGAAAAATGAAAAAATTCAGAGAAGTATTAGAAGGCGTTGATGTAATCAGCGAAAACCTTTCAAAAGAATCCAAAGATTTAGCAAAAGAAATTAACGACGCTGCTCGTAAAGAGACAGGTGGTGATAAACGTGATTTTCAAAATGTTGCTAAAATGATATCTCAAAATAAACACAAAGAAGCTGCTAAGTATATGGCAAAGCTTGATACTGTTATTATTGAAGATCTCGTGTCGTTTATTATGGGACATGAAGAAGTATTTAAAAAGATGTACCCAAAAGCAAAACCAGGACAATACGTTGTTCAATTCGCAAGAAAAGTTGAAGATGATCAACAATTCGCAATGAAACTTCCAGAAGAAAAGAATTGTGGTTGTGGTCAAGATCCTTGTATTACATACGGTAAAGTTGATGAAGCAATGTCTGAAAAGGATAAAAAGAAAAGACTTGCTATGATTAAGAAAGCCGTTGAAAAAATGAATAAGCAAAATATGGAAAAGGCAAAGAAAGATGCACTTGCCATGATGAAAGCTTCAGGTATGTTTGATGAAGATGCTGAACTTCAAGAAATTAAAAAAGCCCCACAGATTAAACATTTAAATATTTACGGTTCAGAGATTAGCGGTTTAAGATCTGGAACCAAATATTATCAGGCAATGGCAATTGATATGAGAGGCAAACTTATGTATAAAGTAATTGATGAGTTTGGTTCTATTGAAACTATTGATCTTAAAACATTCGCAAAGAGGTTTGGATAATAATGAAATCATTTAGAGAATCGTTAGCTGAGGTAAGGAGTTTAGAAACTCACCCTCTTGTTAAGAAAGCCAGAAAGGCTCATAAAGACGGAGTATGGGACGGTAACGTAGATAAGAATGGTAATCCTATTGTTCATATCAATGGAAGACCACATACTGTCGTTATGGAAAATTACAATCAAGACTTAACTTTAGCTACTAAGAATGTAGCAAGACTCTCTAATAAAGAAACCGGTCAAGATAAGAAAGACTATCAGGCAGTATCTCGTGCTCTTGCTCAAGGTAACCTCGCTGCAGTTAAGAAAGTAATTAGAGGTATTTCAACAAAAGAAATCCAAGCTGACTTATTAAATATACTTGTAGGTTATAATGATCTAATTGCTAAAATGTATCCTAAGGCAATAGATAGTAAAGGTAATCTTAAAAGCGGTCTGAATGTAGATAAACTAATTAAGGAAGACGAAGTTGAAGAAGAAATCAACGAAAGTTTACCAAATCAAAAACAATTAGAAAAAGATATCATGGACTTTATGAAAGATGGTCGTTCTGATGGTATTACTGGTTTAACAGGTATCTCTAAAAGTTTAGAACAGAAATATAAAGTTGGTCCTGCAGCCGCAAGAACAGCAGTTAAAAAATTATTTAACGACATCGTAGATGGTAAATATAAAGGATAATAAAATGAGTATTAAAAAAATAATTGAAGATGCTATTGCTAATAAGCCACTTCAGGTAAAAGAAGAATTAGAAAAAGAGTTATACGAGAGAATGCGTAATGCTTTAACAGAAGCAAGAGGGTTTGACCTTGAGTTTCAGGTTAAAGGCTGTAAGAATCTAAAAGCTTTTGAAGCGCAACAAGCAAGAGATGATTATGAATCAACTTTAATTGGACTTCAATCTAGTTATTTTGATTTACAATCCGAAGGCACCACGCAGAAAATTAGTGGAGATAAGATCCTACTTTCGTTTACGGCAGAAAATTTAGAAGATGCTGAAACAACTATGAAAGAACAGCTTCAAGTTTCTAAAGAATTCTGTAAAAACTATACTAAATTCGCAAAAGATACTTCTATAGCAATTCAAAAAGAAATTGCTGGTGGTCAATCCGTAAAAGATATACAACCTAATGAGTTAGATACTAATAACCCAATAGATTTATATTACGGTGAAGCAGTTAGAGTAGGTCAAGCAGATCCTAAAAGACCATTTGTTTATTCAGTAAGGCTTAAATAGAAATATGAAAACCTTCAGAGACATTTTAGAATCTATTGAAGAAGCAGACGGTTGCTGGGTTGGCTACAAAAAAGTAGGCATGAAAAAGAAAGGCAACAAGATGGTTCCTAATTGCGTACCTGAAGAAAATCAAACTGAAGAATTAACAACACAGCAAGTAATTAAAAAGATTGCAGCTGATACTATATTTAAAAAGAAGTATGGACAAGCTGTTGCTAAAGTAAAAGAAATCATGTATAAGCATGGTCCTAAACCAAGGCACGGAAAAGAATATTATGCAGGCAGGATTGCGAATCAGTATGGATTAGATTCCCATATCTTAGCTTTGATGGTTGATGAACAATTATCAGAAGGATCCGAATCTTGGGAAGATGGATTCCAAAGACGTGTTGTAAAAACAACAAAACCAGAACATAAGAAGGATGGTTACAATTGGCGCATTAAAGGCAAAGATAAAGACCATCTATCAATTAAATTATATAAATCAAAACCTGACTTTGCTGAGTTTAAGAAACAAATGAAGAGAGTCGCAGGACACGAATTCGGAGGATAAACGTGGAAGATAATAGACAAGCAAGATTGGACGCACAAGTTAAAAAGTCCATTGATGCAAGAACTAAAGAGTTCAAAGAAAAGTTAGCAAAATTAACTTATGAAAAAATCAAACAAACTTTGGTACCTTCACCAGTTCCATTAAAAGGTTATCCTCATAACGAATCACTCGAAGAAGAAGTAACAATTAGTTTGGACGAATCTGTATTGGCTGAAAAGTTGAGACTCAGAAGCCCAAACAAAACTACTAAGATTGATATTGACTATATTGGAAGTTCATCTGATATTAACAAGTCGCAAAGACAACACAATATTAAAATTAAAAAGACAGGCAGTCAGACGGCTGACATTACTGGCAAGAAAGCTGATATTGTTGCATTCCTACAAGGCGATGCTTATATGATGGACGATGGAGATCTTAAAGATATCTTTCCTGAATTACTTGAGAATATCAATAATGTAATTAAACATTTTCCACGTGATAGAGAATGGAAACAAATAATAACAAAACATAGACGCGCAATAGAAAAGTATCAAAGAGGTGGAGATTTAGACCAAAAAGCTGAAGACGATATTATCGGATGGGCAATGGATAACGGCGAAATTAAAACTGATGACGCAGATGAAACTGACGAATTCATGATGAAATACGTTGAAGAATCTACTAACCTAAGTGAACTTAACGCAAGATACGATCTGTCTGATATGAAGCAATCAAAAGATCCTAAAGTTAAAAGAGAACTTTCTAAACTAAACAAAGTGAAATATGGATCTATGCAATACATTAGGCAATATAAAGAAGTTGAAGCTGCATTAGACGCAAGCCTTCCTGCGAATAAGCGCAAGAAGTAAATTAGTTGAATTTAATATTATGAAATCTATATCTGAGTACAGAAGAAACCCACTCCCTCTCGAGGAAGAAGCAGAAGTTGTTCCTTATAACGAACTGCATGTGGTTGTCTTAGGTACAGGAGATGGTGACGGAACCTTTGCTGATATTGTTGAAGAAGTTTCTGTTAAGAGAGATATTAAATTTGATTTCGTTGATATATCAAAAGCATGGATTGCCGATTCCGATATTGATATTGGAACTGTAAAGATTCGTAATATTGACGGCAAGAATAAAGATATTGAAATAGAAACTCATAACTCAATTGTATTTGTAAGAGCAGGTGCAATCGGAACGCTTACCTCTCAAGCATTCGTATCTTCTCTACAGGATATTGGTTTCTTACTTGTTAATGATTTAGAATCTATGTTAGTTTGCGATAACAAAATGTCCAACGCATTATTGTTAGGTCGTAATAATATACCGATTCCAAGAACATCATCTATACCCAACGAACATTCAATTGAAGACGCTCATAAACGAGTTGGTGGAAAGTTCCCTGTTATTGTTAAAACACTAAAAGGTACTCAAGGTGTTGGTGTAATGAAGATTGATAGTATGTCATCTTTAACAGGTGTATGTCAATCGTTATGGAAATACGATGCTGATTTATTAATACAAGAATTCTTTGAAATGAAATCAGATATTCGTACACTACTTGTTGGTGGTAAAATTATTGCAGCAGCAGAAAGAATACAAGCACCAGATAACAAAGACTTTAGAAACAATGTTCACCAAGGTGCAACAACAGAACCATACGATTTATCAAAGAAAGAGATCGCAGTAATTAAAGCAGCCGCAAGAGCAACAGGAGCTGTATATTGTGGAGTAGATCATTTTGTTGATAAGAAAGGTAATCCTTATATTATTGAAGTAAATGGTTCTCCAGGTATTCGTTCTCACTTTGAAGGTTACGATCCTTGGACAGAAGAGAAACAAGGTAAAGTATCTGATAAGAAAGTTGTAGAGACAATTATACAATTCTTTTCTAAGGATGTCAATAGAAGACCAATCTTTAGACAAGAAGCAGGTTATATTGAAACGATTATATTTAAAGGTATGGAAAAGAATCCTGTACGTGCAAAGTTTGATTCTGGTAACAGTGCAAAGGCAAGTATGCTCCATGTTGATAAAATGGAAACAAAAGGTAAAAAGGTATTTTGGGAAAAGAACGGTTATAAGTTTGAGAGTGAAGTAATATATGTCTCAAAACCAACTCGTGGTCAAAAACCATTTGATACAAGACCTGTAGTTGAACATGAGATCTTTTTCAATAACAAGAAACATATTGCTGAAATCGCGTTGTCATTAAAAGATACTGCATCAGAAATGTTAGTGAATAGAAAGTTAATGACTAAGTTCAAAATTGCAGTCAATCCAAACAGACGATTTATATTATCAAACAAAACAGATAGAAACGACAAATCGGATCACTAATGAAAAAATTTACAGAGTGGAAACATGAAGGCTTTGGATTATATGAAGGAGTTACTGTTCCTTTAGAAAGCCCTATGATTGAATTGGAAGAAGAACCAGAATTAAATACACCTAAACGTTCGAGTGGAGATAAGAAGTATGTTGTCTATGTTAGAAACCCTGACACAGGTAATATCAAAAAGATTGAGTTCGGTGATGAGAAAGGTGGGCTTACTGCTAAAATCAATGATAGAGACGCAGCTAAGAATTTCGCAAGCAGACACAATTGCGATACTAAAACAGATAAAATGTCTGCAGGATACTGGGCCTGTCGATTACCTAAGTATGCAAAGGAACTTGGTCTCAAGGGAGGTGGTAGTTATTTCTGGTAAGCCATATACGGATATTGGTGATATTCGTACATTTGATATTAATGAAGATCAGGCAGAGTTTGTTTGGCACAGAGATAAAGAAGACCGCATGGTTGAAGTTATATCAGGAAATGGTTGGCAATTTCAACCAGAAAATTGTTTACCATTGTTATTAGAACCAGGAATAAGATTTAAGATCGAAGAAGGTGAATACCATCGTTTGATTAAAGGCATTGATAATTTACAGATTCGGATAACGAAACTGTTATAAATAAACATAGAACATATAATAATAGGAATAAGGAATGGCTGACGGAAGTTTTAAATTAGTTGATATGGACGATAAGAGCTATAAAAACGCTTTAAAGCTTGCCAAGAGTGCAAAGCTTAATCCGTTTACTAAAAAGACATCAACAGGAATGGAATTGAGTGTCTTTGGTAGTAATAGAGATATAATGAAATTTTTAAAGTCATTACCAGAACAATACACAGAGGAAAATAAAATGCCTAGTTGGAAAGAAATTATCGAGAGCAAAATCGAAGAAAAGATTATGGCTCGTTTACAAAACGAAGAAGATTCTGAATATCAAGAATTCTTCAAAAAAGCATTAAAAAAGTTTGGAGTCGAAAGTCCAGCAGAACTTGAAAGCGATGAGAAGAAAAAAGAATTCTTTGATTACGTAGACAAGAACTGGAAAGGAGACAACGAAAAGGCCGAGGATACTGAAGCTTCAGATACTCTTGAGCCAAAGAAAAAGAAATTAGCTGCCAGTAATTGCGGTAGTTAATTCTATTATATAATAGGAGTAAATTATGTTTTTGATTGATTGGATTAAAGGCTTATTTTGTAAAGATGAAACTCCTGCTAAAGTAGACCCAGTAAAGGAGCCAAAGAAGGCTGCTGTTGCTAAAGGTCCTAAGGTTACTAAAGCTGCGTTAGGTAAACTAACAAAAGCTGACCTTGAGACAGAAGGTCGTAAAGCAGGTATTGAACTTGACAAAAGAAAAAAGAAAGCCGAATTAGTTGATGAACTTTATAAAGTTTTAAAATAATAAATTAGGAGAATAACAATGGCACTATGGGGAAAAACAGACGCTGCAGCTAGCGTACCAAAGTGGCTCGAAACTGCCGCAGGCAATACTAATAAGTCAAACGACGAAGACAATGCAGTCTTTGTTGACTTAACAGAAGCAGGCGTCGCAGCTAACAGAGCTAAAGGTCTTAAAGGACCAGGTTGGTGGTTATATCATACAGCCAATGGCCGTCACTTCGCGGAATGCTTAGTTCCGATGAAAGTATCAGCAGCTAATGCTGGTGACTTAGGTGTAGACGGTACAGGTGATGATACAGTTGTAGCTGACGCTTAACTTTAAATAGTTAGCCTTTTATTGTTATGAATTTGACAGAATCAACCTTTCTGCTTTACGCGATGAAACACTATGACAATCCTCAGTGTACTGAGTTGTCAGAGTTCGAAGAAGATATAAAGAGATTTCAATATCTCCGTAAACTTCTGAGTCGTTATAGACAAGATGACGAATTAAAAGAAAGGTTAATTCTGAACCATCTCATTGTAATATTCAATGTGTTTGGACAGGCGGCAACAAATATGTTATTTATGCGGTTGCATGAATATCACGAATATTTAAAACCATTCGTAGAGTATTTGAATTTTATGCCAGAAGTATTAGTATATGATGAAATTGGAATAAGCTCAGAGTCAATAACTGGTGATGAGTTTATAATACAAAGGTTGAGGGAAATTTAAATGGTAGTAGATTTATTCTTAGTATACTCATTTATCAAAAGGTTGGTGACACCCTTTAATAAGTGGGCTGCATATAAAGAAGGGATTATTGATGATAAGGGTAATATCCTAATCAAACGTAAGGACTTCTCGAAGAATGCGCAGAAAGCGGCGTTTGGTAACTTTGACCAAATGATTCTTAATCTGAAGAAACTACTTGCTAAACTTCCTGGCGGTCAAACTAAGTTAGCATCATATGCATCAGCTTTATGGTTGATACGTGAGCAACAAAGAGTTGAAGCCACAAACTATTTAACAGAAGAATCAGTTGAAGAAGATATAGAAAAATCTTTGGAACGATTCGTTGAAGAAAATGGTTCTTTAATTGCTGAAGCAGCAAAACGAGAAATCGAAGAAGAACCTACGAATAATGTCGGCGGTGGAAATATTGCCGGCTTAGGAGTAGGTCCTGATGGAGAACCAGGAGTTTCTAAAAAGAATCAAAAGAAACACAAGAAGCGTATTCGAGATATTATGGGTACGGTTAATGTTAAAGAAGATGCTGTTGCTCAAGCTCAATTAAAAGCAAGACAAGCATCTGAACTTGACTTGATGAAAGATCGTCAAGACAAAGAAAAAGAAAGAATTAAACTAAAGCACGCTTCGGAGGCTGAAAGACAAAAAGCTCAAGACGAAGTCGAAAAAGAGCGTGAGAAACGTAAACAAGAACGCGATAAAGAGCGTGCTGCAGCAAAACAACAAATGGGATCAGCTGCTGGTTAATTAAAGGAAAAGATATGAAATCATTTAATGCATGGGAACAAGAACAATTAGACGAAGGTAAAGTTACCGTTGCCAAACTAAAAGTTGGAACAACTGTAACACCTATGTGGAAAGGCCGTAGTGCAAAGAACTATGGTATTTCAGGATTGCCTGTTTATGACGGAAAAGTAAAGGTTCTCGGAATGGGAATTGTTCCTTTTGGTAAAAAGGCAGAAAAGAGACATGTAATCGGAAGAGATTACAAAGACGTTCAAGCCAAGTACAAAGAAATTTGGAATACGGAAGAAATCCGTTATGGTCGTTTTTGGAATGCTCAACATCGCATGAAAACTTTCTTTCAAACAATCTCATCAGAAGATAAGAAAATCAAACCAGGATTTGTATGTTGGATTTGGGAAGTAGTAGATGGACCTGATAAAGGTAAAATCCATTATTGCTTTATTGATTCTGATGACAGATGGGCAATTTCATTTATGAACAAGTCCGCTGAATTTGAAATGATTAGTTAATAACTATGCCTAGTTATGATAAGGTACTTGAATTAGCAGAAGTACTTAAATTTGATTCTGATAATGTCATTAAGAAAGTAACACTTAATGTTAAAACTTATGATGTATCAGTAGGAAGTTCAATATATTCGGTACAGCCTATGGTTGCTAATTTAACAGCTGAAGATCGTGCAAATACAGAAGTAACGAAAGTAACCACAGCAGACACCGCAGTTAATATTGGTTTGTGGGGATATGAATATGCAGGCGGCGATGATTATTATAATAACGTTATCAATTCTGCCAATAGTGCGATAGACAAAGTGGCAAGCCTTTTAGAATTTCAAGGTACATCCACTGTTGACATAACAACGTTAACATAGAGAGGAACAAAATGTTTTTTAGAGATACAAAATTAGACAGAGAAGCTGTCTTTGAACAATTAAAAATAGACGAGGGTGTGGTGTATGAAATCTATCACGATCACCTGGGATACCCTACTTTCGGAGTTGGCCACTTGGTACTCGAATCCGATGCTGAATTCGGCGCTGCTGTCGGAACTCCAGTTGATGAAGAACGAGTTAAGGACTGCTTCGAGCGTGACCTTGACCTCGCCATCTCAGAATGTAATGCTTTATACGAAGATGGGATATTTGAAGATTTACCAGACGAAGTGCAACAAATCCTGGTTAATATGATGTTTAATATGGGTAGAACCAGACTAAGCAAGTTTAAGAAAATGCACGAAGCCATTCTCAAAGGAGATTGGAAAGAAGCCGCTGTTGAGGGTAGAGATTCTCGATGGCACAAACAAGT